TTTTGAATTTAAAATAAACACCAATTGGTGTTTTGATCAAAGATAAAACAAGTCAGTTCTACCCCGTGACAGGTGAACGGCTAAGCCGGAATCCTATCTTTCGATGCAATGGACTGATCCAAGGCGTCACAGGCGGGTACCATATTCTGAGGGCTCCCTTGCGGGGCTCCAAAGAACTGCTGTAGCCAGGCTTCATCTAACCTTTCAAACGTGTTAACTACTGGAGGTAGCTCTCTTGCTTTCAGGGCTTGATTAACCTGTCTCAGGAACAACTCGTAAAATTCAACACCATGCGCTCGACATTCTCTCAGCGCAGTATCAATTTGATCATACAGTTGTTGTTTTTCATCAGGGCATTCTCTAATCCAATTCGTATATTCATAAATCGTGTCCTTATCAATTGGGGCGCACATGAAGGCTGGATACTCATCATGAGGTCGGAAACCTCTCTTCAGAAATCGCAAATCCTTCACTTCAACAGTGCTCTGTGTCCCAATCTTGTTTGCGGGGGTATATTCTATTCCATGGGTCGCGAAACAATAGGCCAAACTCTCAGGGTTGAACCACTCTATTATTTCATCACTTATACTCACCATATTATCATCTCCGTAAATCATATCAGAAATCATTTTCAAGTAATCCTGTGTTGTTAAATCAACTCTCCCTACATCACGGGAGATCTCTAGGAAGGCTAGCATAAGATATGCCTCGCCCACCATTGTATTAAGTATTACTGTCAATGGATTTCCAGATGGATTACCTTGGGTCTTAATATGGATTGTACTCATGACTATTTGCAGAGTGTGTACAAACTCACCGGCCAGAATTCTCATTGCTCTTCTATATTCCTTTTCGTTAAATATCACTTTCTCTCCATCTTCTAAAACGATCACATATTGATCAGTGAAGTGAAAGGTCCACTCAGCGATCAGGTCCATAGCATCATAAATCAAATCCGGATCCAGTGTTCCATCATATTTTCCATAATCTCCATCTCCACCAGATAATCCTCTAGAACGAAGGCGTCGAAACACCTCTGTCCAAGTTGTAGAATGAGGATCTATTCCAATAGCAGAATAACTCTTCACATGACTAGCATAAAATGCAGCAGCAAAATGTCCAGTTAAAGCTTTAACTGCAATTGTCATGTGAACGGGCATCATAGTGAAGATTCTAGTACTTACTGCCTGAATCTTTCGCAACGGAACACGTTCGTCCTTTGTTACATGCACACTCAGTGCAGCTGGTCTTTTTCCAGTCTGGAGATAAATCAAACTCATTTTAACCCAGTCAGCGAGATCTTGTTTCATTCTCCTTCCTCCATCTGAATACTCATCGAAGAGAAAGGCTTTTCCAACGTCGCCGGGTTTTCTAAATTTTTTCCAGGGAACTCCAGGGGATGAATCCATTTCAAGTCCTTTATACCATTCATTTCCTTCCGATCCATTTATGGCAGTATCGATTTCCATTAGTCCTACATTCTCGAGTGGCTTAACCGCTTCAACATGAATTGCATTCATTTGCGCTTTCACCATCCGACGATCCTTTAAATTAAAGGGAGTAGTTCTCTGTGAATATTT